ACATAAATCACTATTACTTGCGTTAATACTCGGACTAATTGCACTAGGAGGATTTGTTCTAACTGTACTCTTAGTTGTAGTATTAGTTGTTACTGTGCTATCACTCGTACTGTTTGTAACTATTGGGTCTGCTGCCATTACTGGCATAACAAATATAATCCAAAAACAAGCAACTATAAACCCAGCTATTAAATTATTACGCAGTCTGTTGCTCATTCTATTCCTTTTAGTATAAATTAAACCAACCAGTAGCAATATATTTCGTATTAGAGAGTGGTGGGTTTCCTCTATGCGTATGTGTCCAAGATGCAGGAAATAAACATAAACTTCCTTTAGATGGTTTTACTCTTTTTTGTTGATAAAGAAACTCCATTTCCCCTCCTTCATCTACATCATTCAAAAAAACCGACCAAACCATAGACCTAGTTGCAACATCTATACTTGCTTGTTCGCAATGCCATTTATGATAACCCTCACTTGGCTCTGTTTTTTGTATCTTTACAACAAAAGATTTAAGATTTAACCCTCTTAATATTTCGTATTTCTTACTATAAGATGCAGAACTATTAAGAATTTGGTTATGTAATTCATTAGCGATATTTGTATGAGGCTCTTGCAAATAAAGTACAGAATCTTCTCTCATTAATTGTTCTTTATCATTTCTAAAAACAGCATCATTATTAAATGACACATTAAATTGATTTACTAAGGCATCGCAAGTTTCATCTGAAATTGCATTTTCGTACACATTAATAAAATCCATTATTCCACTAAGTTAATTTCTACCCACCCAGTTGAGTTATCAGCTTGATAAGCATCTTCATCCCATTTGTAATCTAAGCCATATATATATACAGAACCATCTTCATTAAGTTGGTCTTGACTATCGTCTGGTTCAGGTATAGGTGATTTCCATCGACAAGTAGCTTCTACGAGTGTCCAAGAAGGAAAGGGTTGTTGTAGATAGAAAGCATCTCTTGCTTCATCAAACACACCACCTCTAGTAGCATAATTCTTTCTAAAGGGTGTTCCACCTAATGCGTGAATATTTGAATAAGTATTATATGAAGTTTGTTTCCAAGTGCCACCAAAAAGAGTTTCACAAAAGGCGATACCTACAACTTCTGACTCATTACCATCACCATCAAGACAATCTAAATTATTTATAACAGTAACATCTACCACTATATTGTTCTCATCTAATTTTGCAAAATGTGCCATATCTTATACTATTGAAATTTGTATTTAATAAGAACAATACCAGAACCTCCAGCACCACCGCTTTGACCACCTGGACTTCTTGCACCTCCACCTCCACCGCCAAGATTAGCAGTACCAGCATTACCAGAAGCACCACCTTGACCGCCTCCACCAGAGCCACCAGCACAAGAACCAGATGGTCGACCACCACCTCCGCCTCCTGCGTAAGTTACACTAGAATTAGCATCTAAAGAATATGCTCTTCCATCTCCACCATAACAGCCACCACCTGCGGAACTAGAGCCACCACCACCAGAGCCATAATCAGAACCAGAGTGTCCAGTACCACCATCATTACCATAACCAGTACCACCTCCAGAATCTCCTTGATTAGAAGAACCTTTTAAAATAGCAGCAGCATTTCCACCACCGCCACCACCACCAGAGCCTCCAGTTTTTCTAGTGTCTTGAGTATATGAGCCTCCACCTCCACCACCATTTGCTGTAGAAGAGTGAAAAGATGAATCACCACCTTGGTAGCCACAGTTATAGTTATCACCATTACCACCTCCGCCAACACTTACGGTGTAATCTGTTGAACCAGATATTGTTTTACTTGAGTGATAAACTAAGCCTCCAGCACCGCCACCGCCACCGTGTCGACCTCCGCCTCCACCGCCTCCAGCAACGACTACATATTCAACAGAATTACTCCCACCTGCATTTCCTCCAGTACCAACTGCAAATGTTCCTCCACCTGTAAATTTATGATATTTATAATCACCAACGGTTGAAACAGTACCCCCAGTTGCAGTCATAAAAACAATACTGGAAGTTCCATAGAAATCACTCATCTGAATTTCACCACTACCTGTAACAGTATCACTACCATAGTATTCACTTAAAGCAGTAGGTGCTGAACCACCAAATTCAGTCTGTATCTCACTCATCTTTATCATGCCACTACCTTGTAATGCCACTATCTTTTCTCCAGTTTCTCAACTTTAGCTGTCAACTCCTTGATTGCTTCAACAAGTATTGCTGTCATCGAATCATAATGTAATGTCTTGTATGATTTATCATTACCAGAGTGAAGAGGTAATTTCCTTTCTGTTACTGCTGAAGGCATTACCTTTTCAACATCCTGTGCAAGTAGACCTGCTGATGCTTTATTACCTTTCAAGTAATTAAATGTAACACCCTTTAGTTGTTTGATTTTATCCAAAGCAAATTCAACTGGATTGATGTTGTACTTGAGTGTTGCATCAGAGATAGTAGTTGAGAAAGCAATAACATCACCATCAACATGTAAATCACCATCTGCTTCAAGTCGCATTTCTTCATTTGCATTAACAGTAAATCTCATATCTGTATTGTCAGTAAAGGTAATTTTATCACCTGCATTATGACCAATATCTGTAATTCCTTTAGCACCTAAATCTCCTAATGAACTACTTAAATGTGCAGCATCAATACTTCCATCAACATAATGGTCTGAATCAATAGCATTCGCTTGTAGCGTTGCTGTAAGCGTTCCTGTTACTGTAGCACCAGCAGCAGTTGTTTCAAATTTCTTAGAGTTGTTATGGTAAAGGTCTACTGAACCATCAGCGTTTCCTTGTACCATAGTTTCGCCAGTATATTTTCCTAAAATTATACTATTAGAACGAATATATAAATCACCTGTTCCTTGCTCATCTATATATGAATGTGAACCATCGTGATACATCTGTAAGTCATTGGAATCACCTAACCGCAATAAATCATCATCACCAAGTGCTAAATTACCTGTCATAGTGCCACCAGCTTTAGGTAAGGCAGCATCAGCAGTTGTTCCTTGAGCAGCAGTAGCGTAATCACTAGCATCAAAGGCTTTAACTTCGGCTAGATTTGTAACTTCAGAGTCCATCAAAGCACCAGCAGCAGTAACATTTGTTGCATCTGTTACATCGGCACTTGCTTCAATACCATTTAATTTAGTATGGTCAGTATTTGTAAAATCATTAGTTGTTAAACCACCATCGCCTACCGAATAAGTAGTATTAGTATCAGTCCAAGGCACATTGACAACACCTTGGTCGCTAGAATTTAACTGTAAACCATAAGTTCTACCAGCAGTTGTACTTACAGTATTGGCTGCTACAGATTGGTCAGTATCATCTTCTATCTTTATAACTCCTGTCGCACTAGCAGTTGCGGTACTAGCTACTGATGGAGTTGCCCAAGCATTATCACCTCTTAGGAATGTAGAAGAACTCGCTGTGCCTGTGGCTGATAGTTCAGCAACTCCCACAGCATCATCTGCGAGGTGAGCATTATCTATACTTCCATCTACATAATGGTCGCTATCTATTGAATTATCGTGAAGTAGATTGGCAATAGTAACTTTCTTGGAAGTGCCACCATCATTAATAAGTAGTTCTTCTGCTCCATCTGTTGTAGTTAATGCTGATAATGCCGATACTTTAGTTGTTGCCATTGTTTACTCCGTAATAATATAGTTAGGTGATGCTGAATCAGAGGCTTGTGTAATAAGATAAGAACCAGCTATATGTTCCATCTCTATTTCAGAAGCAGAAGAAGCAGTTACATCAAATTCTCTTAGCCATTGCTTTCTGTTATTAAGAGCTGCTAGAGCCTTTTTCTTCTTCCAATGTAGTCTGCGAGATGGTGGAAACCTTTTAACTAATGGTCTGAAATGAGCCATTAGAGTCTGAACCTCATCTTTCTTCTACCGATTCTTTGTCTATCCGCTAAAGCTTTGAGCTCATCTTTAATTTCCTCTAAGAGTGGCGAATACTTTGTGATAACTGAGTCATCTTTTTTCTTAGAAATCTTACCGCTAGGCGTACCCTCATACGAGCCACCTTTAACTCCAGAACGAGAATCGCTTGGAGTTTTTGTAGTCTTACTTTTAAATTCATATACTGTTGCCTCTGTTTTACCTTTTTCGTTGTTTGATTTAAGATTGCTACCACCATATTTAGGTGCTTTGCCTTCTGATTGAACACTATCCAATTCTTCTTTAGGGTCTAATAGACCATCAAGCATATCCATAAGAGAATCTAGTTCTGTTTCTTCTTCTGGTTCGTCTGCAAATTTAAGAGCATTATGTTCGATGTATTCCTCTTCTGACATACTATCTTCATCTTCTGAATCATAATTCAATTTATAAGTTTCCACAAGCATCCTTGACCAGATTTCTCTTATCTTGGCTTTAAAGCGTTCTAACTCTAAACTTGTGCCAGTATGTTCTTCGCAACTGTCTTTAAATATGTCCACTAAATTTATTCCTATAATTGCCTTTCTTGTCGGTTTCGCTTGTGCGTTTGCGTTCTCTCATATTCCAAAGAGTATCTTGATTGCCGAAATGAGGGCGATTTGTATTGATTGACATAATAACATCACCCATATCACCACATTCTGGACATTCTTTCTTTCGATTTCTGTCTGACATAGAACACATCTCTTCAAAGACATGACCATGTTTACATTCATAATCATAAAAAGGCATGATTACTCCTAATTAATTCAGAATAACCCCCTCAGATTAGAAGGGGTTATAACTTAACTAACTACTGATTAAGTAGCAGGTACTACAAACGCAACACCAGCATCATTACGAAGTTCTCCAACTCCATAAATAGTATCTGAAGTGAACAAATCACCTAAATACTCTTGCTTATATTGTGTTTGTGAACGAACACCTACTTGCTCTGCTAGAACTAGAGCATCTCTGTGCATCAAGCATCCTACTCTGTCAGTAGCACCATCACCACCCGATTGAGTAGTAGTTGGTACATTAGTAGAAATGTAAACATCTACACCATATATTTGACCAATCTTGCCAGTTTTAATTGCATCGCCAGAACCAATGAACTGTTGTTCAGTAAATCTGTTGATACCTAACATATCGTTAGCTGCTACTGGTGGTACAATCAAAGAACGATTGTCCATTGGTACATCAGCATTATCTAGTTTTAGCATTAATGCTCTGATTCCAGCATCAGTAATGTCTGCTGCATTAGATGAGTTACCAGTATACAATGTATTACCAGTTGAACCAATATACGCAG